AGGTTATCCCGATCAAATAAAATATTGGAATTTGTAAAGTATGTTTTATCGGAAGAAGGGGTTAAATCTTATATTGTTAAAAAGATATTAAACATTCTTAATAACAGACTTTTGTACTACTTAGATAAGATGGACGCTAACTGCGTCTGTAAGTTTAATGAGTTCTTTGAAGAAGAGATCAAGAACGATAAGGGTCAAGAATGTTCTTATTTTAACTTCTCTGGAGCAGAGAGAAAAAATATCGATCTAGCGTGTTTGTTTACCTTTATGGATATCAGACGCATGCAAGGAGATGTTTCCTATAACTTAGTTATGTTTGACGAACTATTAGATTCTTCCCTTGACGAAAAGGGGGTAGAGTTAGTACTTTCTATACTTAAAGAGCGAGTAGATCAATATAAAGAAGGTATTTATATTATCTCTCATAGAAAGGAATCTGCGAAGGAAAGCTCTGGAGAAGTTATTTATTTAGAAAAAACTAATGGAATTACACGTAGGGTGAACTATAATAATTAATATGTTGTCTCCTTTCAATACAATTACAAGAAGACCTTTTAGTACTGTAGAAGCGGTAATTAATACTCCTAATCAGATTTCTAGTGCTAAAAAGAAGGTTGCACCTAAAATGCAATCTAAAGACTTAGCGCGAGTTTTGAATTTCTATGCAGATTATTCCGGATGTGGCCATTGGCGTATGATTTGGCCAGAGAGCATACTCAGGTGTAATCAGTCTCTTAATATCTCAGGTGGTACTGTTATGATTGGAGACCCTAATTTCTTTTCTGACGTTAAAGCTATTCGTATTCAAAGACAAGCTACAGAGTCTCAAAAGAAGTTTATGTCTTTCATTAAAGATATACAAGAAAAGCAATCTGAAAAAATGAATATTATATATGAGATTGATGATATTATTTTTATTGAAGATATTCCTGAGTATAATAGATTTAGAAGTGCTTTTGATGACCCTACTATACGTAAAACTTCAATGGAGATTATGCTAATGGCAGATGAAATGACTGTTACAAATCAGTTCATGAAAGAATACTTTGCTGATAAAACTGGTCATAAACAAATTTCTGTTATACCTAATTTCGTTCCTAAGTTCTGGATGGATAGATTTTATAACAAAACAGAAATTTCGAACAATTACGAAGATAATAAGAAAAAACCTAGAATTTTGTATTGTGGTTCTGGAGCTCATTTTGATGTAGACTCTAGGGTCAAGCATGTAGATGATTTTCATCATGTACATGATGTTATTCGTAAAACTGTTAATGATTTCCAATGGGTATTTTTCGGTGGTTTTCCTCTTTTACTAAAAGATCTTGTACAAGCTGGTAAAATTGAGTATCATGGATGGCAGGGGTTAATGAACTACCCTTATAAAATTCACGATCTCAAGCCTCAGTTAATGTATGCTCCATTAATTGATAATAATTTTAATAGAGCTAAGAGTGATCTCAAGTTTATTGAAGGGTGTTGTATGGGTCTACCTACAATCTGTCAAGATATGGTTACTTACGAAAATGCTTTTCATAAATTTAAGACTGGATCTGAACTGATCGATCAGATCAAGTACTTGGTAAAAGATAAAAAGAAGTATATTGCCGAAAGTAAAAAAGCTAGACGTTTTGGAGAGACGAGATGGCTTGAAAACAATATTGGTTTCTACGAAGAGTTATACAAATACTCATACGGAGATCCAAGAAGAGAAAAGATCAACAAACTAAACAATGTAGTTGTAAAATAAAGGAGAGCCTCTATACTCTATCATATGTATAGAGGCTTATCATATATGCCGCATGAACGTAAAATGCGGTTGTTTACTTGGTCGGAGGATGGAGCTCGCATAACTACTGATGTAGGCTATCATCCTTATTTTTATTATGAGACTAACAACCCTCGCCTCCAATCTGCTATTTCTTTGTATGGTACCAAACTAAGAAGAATCATCTGTAAGTCTGATAAAGAACGTAGAGATAAGATTAAGGATCTAGGTATTGATCGCATCTTTGAAAACATAACTCCTTATCAACAGTTCCTTATTGATCAATATTGGGATAAAAATGAAGATGAGAACTTCGATAAGTTCCCTCTAAAGAATTGGTTTTTTGATATCGAGGTATATTCCCCTGATGAATTTCCTAGACCTGAAGACGCAAAGTTCCCTATCAATATTATTACTGTATATGATACTTTGGACAAACATTACTATTCATGGGGTCTAGGAGAGTATGAACCTGAATTAGATAACGTAACTTACGTTAATTGCAGTACAGAAAAGGATCTACTTTGGAACTTCCTCAACTTCTATCGTAAAGACCCTCCTGATATTCTATCTGGTTGGAATAGTGAAACGTTCGATATTCCCTACATTATTAATCGCTTGGAGAATGTATTCGGTGAGGATGTAAGAAATATGATCTCCCCTATGAATGAAGAACTTAAGCGTCCAGTATACGCTCGTCAGTTCATGGGTTCATTTGGTCGGGAACAAGTGAAGTACATAGTAGAAGGTATTAGTATGCTTGACTATCTAGATATCTATAAAACTTTCTCTATGGGTCAAAGAGATAGTTACAAGCTTGACTCCATTGGTGAGTATGAAGGGGTTGGTAGAAAGATAGATACTAAAAATACAAACCTTGCTACGTTAGCAGAAAAGGATTGGAAGACATTTGTTGATTATAATATTCAGGACGTTACCCTACTAGCTAAACTCGATGAAAAGTTACAATTCCTGGATTTGGTACGAATGCTATCATATGTCGGTCTAACCCCATTTAACGCTGCTCTAGGAACTATTAGTACTGTGAATGGTAGAGCAATCATTCAAGCACGTAAAGGAGATGACCCTAGAGTTATACCCACATTTATTAAAGATGCTACTAGAACAGAGAAGTATGAAGGTGCTTATGTAAGTGAGCCTCAAAGAGGGTTCCAAGAGAACATTATATCATTTGATGCAAACTCTCTATATCCTTCAGTGATGATTACTCTCAATCTTAGCCCTGAGACTAAGTTTGGTTCTATAACTTTTACTGATGATACTCATGTTCATGTAAAGTCAGTTAATAACGAGGATTATAAATTTACTAAACCTAACTTTATTAAATGGGCTCAAAAGAATAAAATAGCGATTACTAAAGCTAAAAAACTATTCTTTCAAGAACCTAAAGGTATCTTTCCAACAATATCAGAGCATTTCTACACCATTCGTAAAGAGAAAAAAGCTCTTATGATCTCTCTCAAAAAAGAGCTAACCGATCTTAAGAACAAACTACCTGATGTAACTGATAAAGAAGAGAAGAAGAAAATACAAAAAAGGATCGATGAGTTACCTACTAGAATTAACCAAGCTAAGATTTATCAGCTAACCCTAAAGATTTTGATTAACCGTATTTACGGTTACTTTGGTAACAAACACTCTCAAATGGGAGATGGAGATATTGCTCGCTCAATTACTCTTACTGGTCAAGAAGTAATTAAACAGAGTAATGTTATTCTAAGGAACTATATCAAGGAGCATACTAATCTTACTGATAAAGATCTTAAAGAAAATGACCCAATTATATACAACGACACTGACTCTAGTTATGTAACTATAACACCTTTGTTGAAGCATATGAATATACCTTTGTTCATGGAAGCACATTCACCTGCAACAAAGAATATAGTTGTAAAACCTGAAGTATACGATCTGGTACAAAACATAGAAGACTATCTCAACGAACATATTGAAGTATGGGCTAAAAAGTCTCTCAACACTATTGACCCTAGGTTTGTGTTCAAGCGAGAATCCATTTGTGATAAAGGTCTCTTCTTACAGAAAAAGCGTTATGTGTTACATAAGCTAGATGATGAGGGAGATCCTTGTAATACATTTAAGTATACTGGAGTTGAAGTTGTACGTACAACAATGCCTGATCCAATCAAGCCTCACGTTAAGGGTATCATCGAAAACATGATTATGGAACAGAATGAATCCAAGACAAATGAATTGTTCGAAAAGGTTTATGAGATGTTTTCTAGTCTACCTATCGAAGATGTTGCTTTTGTTATGGGTATCAAAGATTACGATAAGTATGCAATCAAAGCTAATAACTTTACTATAGGTAAAGGAACTCCAATCCATGTAAAATCAGCTATCTTTTACAATGAACTCATAGAAGAATTTGGTCTTGATGGTATTCATGAAAAGATTGGCTCAGGTGATAAGGTTAGATATTTCTACGTACAACAACCAAACAAGTATGGCTGCAATAGTCTTGCTTTTAAGTACAGCTTACCTGATGAATTTAAAAAGTTATTCTTAGTTGACTATGAAAAGATGTTTGAAAAGATTATTTTTCAGGTCATAGAGCGCTTTTATGAATCTGTCAAATGGAGGCCATATAAGCCAGGTGAGGCCTATCAAACAGATTTGTTTGACTTTTTCGGTATTAACCGTTGATTACTTAAAATTATGTATTATTATTGAGATATGTACGAAGAATATAAACTAGTTATTTTCAACGACGGAATTGGCCGAACCAGTTTTGGAGAGGTAGTAGAAGAAACAGATAATACAATTAAAGTCAAAAACCCAGCTATGATTATGGTCTCTCCTAATGAAGCTGGTCAAATGAAAGTTGATGTGATCCCTCTTTTCTTTGCTGAATTTATTGAAGCTGTAGAAGGAGAAGAAAAGCAGAGTGTTTTTAACTTTAATAAAAATAATATTACAATTGTAGATGTAAAACTAACTCAGCGCATCCTTGAACATTACTTCACTAAGATTAATATCAAAGAATCTCAAGGTGGAGAAGAGGTGCCTGAGGTGAAATTATTTGAAGATTAATATGGATATAAATAAACTTGCTGACAAAGCTTTTGCTAAACTGCAAAAGATAAACACTAACGCAACAGTACTAGAAGATAATACTCTTAGTAATGTTACCGATTGGATTGATACTGGTTGTTTAGTACTTAATACCATTCTTTCTGGTTCTCTTTATGGTGGTGTACCTAAAGGTAGAATAACCATCTTTGCAGGAGAATCTGGTTGTGGTAAGACTTTTATTCTTAATAAAATTCTCGCTAATGCTCAAAAGAAAGGAATGATTCCAGTCATTTTTGACACCGAGGTTGCAGTTGATAAGACAAGCGCAGAGGGTGTTGGACTTGATAGTAAAAACGTAAAGTACGTTCCAGTTGATACAGTCGAATCTTGTCGTAATCAAATTATGACATTCTTAGATAGTGTTGAAGAAGAACCAGAACTTCACGGCAAGTTTATTATATCTATTGATTCTCTTGGTAATCTTGCATCAGAAAAGGAAATTAATGACGCAGGAGCAGGTAAAGGTGCAATGGACATGGGTCTGAGAGCTAAGCAGCTCAAATCTATGATGCGTATGATTACTTATAAAGCAGCAGTAACTGGCACGACTATTATTGCTAGTAATCATACGTATGCAGATCCCGGGGCGTTACACCCTACCCTAGTCAAGCAGCAAGCCGGTGGTTCTGGACCTATCTATATGGCGTCTATTCTAGTACAGATGGCAGCTAAAAAAGAAAAAACAGATAGTAGTAATGAGAGTGATGTAGCGTTAACAGAGTCTCGTAACTATAGTGGAGTTACTCTGAGAATGCTTACAGTAAAGAATAGGTTTGTACCTGCGTTCTTACAATGTGAAGCATATCTTAACTTCAAGACAGGTCTTGATAAGTACTCTGGTCTTCGTGATATTGCAGTAGCTCATAACATTATTCAACAAAGTGGCGCTACGTTTGCTATGGGAGATAAAAAGCTAGGTTACTATAAAAACTGGCGTAAAGATGAAGACCTTTGGCAAGAAATTCTTGTTGGTCTAGAAGAGTCTATTAAAGACAAATATCGTTATGGTAAAGAGTTGCATGAAGCAGCTATTAATGATACAATAGACGAAGATGAGTAAAGCAGTAATTCCAGTAAGTGGTGGAATCGATAGTAGTGTAATTCTTGCGTATGCTAAAACTAAGCATACGCAGGTTTTTCCTATAACGTTCGATTACAATCAAAGACATTCTAAAGAGCTTATGTTTGCTGAGATGCAAACAGGTTCTAGTTTTAACAAAATATCTTTATCCTTCTTTAGAGATATTGTTACAACTTCATCTTTAACTAACAATAATATTGATGTCGCAAAAACTAAAGATGTGTTGGGGGATGCTCAAACTGTTAATTATGTTCCTTTTAGGAATCAAATGCTTCTATCGATTGCTTGTGCTTACGCAGAGTCAGTAGGAGCTAATACTGTTTATCATGGTGCTGCTCTTATTGATAGTCAAGCTGGTTACTGGGACGGTAGTGTAGAATTCCTTAATAGCATTAATAGCCTTATCGCTCTCAATAGAAAGCATAAAATTAATATAGAAGCACCGTTAATTGATAAAACTAAGGCAGAAATTATTCTCATGGGTAAGGATTTAGGAGTAGACTTTGCTCGTACTTGGACCTGTTATGAGGGTAGAAACATCGCTTGTGGTTATTGTACTTCATGTAGTTCTCGTATTAAAGGATTTCTTGATGCTGGTATAAAAGATCCCTTGCAATATGAAAGAAATGATATACCATGGAATGAGTAATTATGTGCGGTATAATAGGTTCACCAGATAAAAATGCGTTTGATTACCTTTTTGAGCAAAATAAAGAGAGGGGTAATTTTGCGTATGGGATTATAAAATTTTGTATTAACAATAACGTCAAAGTTATCAAAGATAATAACTTTGATAAGAAGATGGATTTTGAAGATGATATTGTTTTTTACTTAGGTCATCTTCAATCTCCTACTTCTACTAAAAGAGATTTCAGTCCGCATACCACTCATCCTTTCCATTATAAGGGTATGTACTTAGCACATAATGGAGTGTTAAGTAATTTTGACAAACTAAAAGAGAAGTACGATAAGTATACTGATACTGTTAATGAAGTTGATAGTAGTATCATTCTCCCTATGATTGACAAAATCGGACTAAAATCTACCCTTGAAGAGTTAGAAGGTACGTTTGGTTGTTGGATGTATGATTCTAGCTCTTCTGAGCTATTTGTTTTTAGATCAGGTAGTACAATTTACACTGATGGTAAAAATATTAGTTCAAAGCCTATATCTAACTGGGATCTATTAGATGAAGGAGTAATCTATAGATTCAATTTCACTAAACAAAAATACGAAGAATATGACAGGTTCAAAACTAACAGCGGATTCTTTGTATGATCCATCTAAAGTACTTGTTGTAAGTGCTACAGCAAAAAGTT